CAGCCTCGAGCTCTTCGAGCGCGGCGCGCGCGGCCTTGGGGTCGGTGACCAGCTCGATCACCTTGAGGAACGTGAGCGCGTCCGAAGCGGCCGAGCCCGAGTGGAGTAGCGAGATCATGGTTCAGCTCCCGATCAGGTGGACGAGATGCACGCGACGCGGTAGCCCGGGCGCACGCCGAAGAACTCGGTGGCGCCGGCCGGCAGCCGCTGCGAAGTCGCGGCCGCGGTGGGGTTCGTATCGGGGCCATTGGCCCGGAACTCGACCCGGCACGTCACGTCGGTGTGCAGCCGCACGAACCGCGTGTTGCCCGAGAACGAGGCCGACGCCACCGAGGCGCCGCCAGGCACGAGCTGCTGCACCGCGATCGCCGGCTCCTGGCCGACGAGGATGACGTTGCCGCGCGCGTCGAGCGCCAGGCTGTCGTACTCGGTGATGTCCAGTGGCATTGAAGTTCCTTTCTAAGGCATGTCGGGCCAACGTCGATTGCCTTTGGACATGTTGTCTCGGCGCTCAACGACAGCCAAATTGTCGTGCGTGTGCAGCCCGCAAACCGTGCGGCCGCGCAACGGAACCAGGTGGTCCACTTCCACCTTCATCCCCTCATCCCGGCACTTTCGCGCCAACGCGTACACGGCTTCTACTCGTTCTGGATCCATCCACGACGGTGTAGCCCGCAGCTTTTGCGCCTCGCGCTCCATCACCTTCGCCGTGGCGTACCCCGGATTCCTGCGGTGCCAGTCCCTGATGATCTCTTTCCAGCGATCGGGGTTCTTCGCCGCCCACCGACGGGAGGCTTCATTCGACCGTGCCCGGTTTTTGGCCCGCGACTCCCGGCCAATCGCCGCGGCGCACGGGCGGCAACGGAAGTTAAGGCCGTCCGACGCATGCCTGTCCGCCCCGAAGTGCTCGAGCGGCTTTTGCTCCTTGCACCTGGTGCAGGTCTTCATACGCCCTTCCCGTCGGGCGAGGCCTTCGCCTTGAACATCAGCTCCGACGCCATCAGCTCCTTGTCGGTGCGCTGCTTGAGCGCGGTCTGTGCGAGCTGGGCGTTGATCTGCTGCACCGTCGTCTGCTGCGCCTGCGCGAGCTTGAGGATCTCGATGTCGCGCTGCTGCTGCAACTGCATCACCCGCAGGCGGCGGTTCTCGACCTCGGCTTCTCTGAGCACCTCGGTCTCCTCCGCGCGGTTCTGCGCCACCGCCTCGGCTTGCTTCATGCGCGCCTCGGCGTTGATCTTGGCCGCCTCGATGCGCGGGTCCGTCTGCTGCTGTGCAGCATCCTGGATCCGCTGGATCTCCTCGTCGGTGTTGAGGATGTCGTTCGGGTCGATGTGCTGCGACTTGAGCACCTTCTCGAACAGCTTCTTGAGGTTGATCAGCGGCCCGAACGCCGGCGACGTCGCGGCCTGCAGCAGCTGCACGTAGGACTGGTTCTGCAGGTCCTTGGCGATCAGCGCCGTGCTGCCGCGCGCGTCGACCTCGAAGTCGCCCTTGACCTCCTCCTTGTCGGAGTAGGCCATGTTGAAGTCGTAGTAGCGGCGGATGTGCGGCTTCGTGAGCCGGTCGTCGAAGACCTTTACTCGCCGGCGCAGCACCACGTCGGCGCTGTTCATCAGCAGCTGCGTCGTGCCAACCGTCTCCGGCGCCGAGCCGAGGTCGCCTTGCGACAGCATCGGCTGTCCGCTGCTCTGGTCGCCCAGGCGCTGCGCCATCTCGATGATCCCGGCGAGCTCGCTCTGGTGCGAGCTGAACTCGACCGCGCGGAACACGTTGTTCGGGTCGATCGAGTCGTCGATGATGTCCCAGAACTTGAACGGCCGCAGCACCCACTGACCGTCGGCCGGCTTGATGCCGCGTCGGTTCGCCAGGATCTGAGGACCGGCGGTGATGCCGCTGTTATCCATCATCTGGCGCCAGGCCGCGTTCGTCGCCGCCTGCTCCGCGCGCATGAGGTACGGCTGCCCGAGGCCGCGCACCTTGCCCGTCACCGGGTCCCAGGCAAAGAAGTCGTAGGGCAGCTCACCGCGATCAAGGGGGTTCGGGTACGCCCGCACCACCGTGTCGTTAATCATCTCGACGCACATGCTCACGATGTCCGCCGGGTCATTGGGCACGGGCAGCCCCGCCGCCTCGAGATCCTTGCGGTCGATCTCGCCCCAGTAGATCCAGTGGTAGTAGAGCTTGTTGTCCTCGGAGATGAGGTTGCCGTCGAGGTCGCGCGACGACTCGATGTTCAGCGGCAGCGCGGCGCTGCGCTTCGGGCCTTCCTCGAGCACCTTGACCAGCTGCTCCTTGAGGTAGTTCTCCTCCTTGAGCAGCTGACGCACGCGCTTCTCAACCTTGCGGTCGAGCTCGAAGATGCCTGTGCCGTTCTGGATGTCGTCGCCGCAGTCGGGGTCCTCCCAGACGTTGCGCGGGTCGACGCGGTACGACGCCGGGCGCAGGTTCTCGACCGAGGCCAGGGCGTAGACCTGCTTCACGGCGCCGGTCTCGGGGTCCTGGACAGGCTTCTGCCTCCAGACCTTGTTGACCTTCTTGATGACGATCGGGCCCTTGAGCACGCCCGTGCCCATCACAGCCGAGTCGTGGATCGCCTTGCGCACCTCGCCCAGGTAGTCACCCTCGACCAGCTGGTCCGAAATCTCGGTGGTCATGCCCTTCGCCGCGGCGTTGGCCACGCGCTGCGCGGCCTTGGCGATCTCGCGCTTCTCGATCGGCTGGCCGACCTGCGGGTCGTCGGTGCGAGCCCCCGTCTCGGGGTCGATCAGCACCGGCTGGCCGGTCGTCGGGTCGACCAGCACCCCATTGTCCTCGAGCGCACGCGCGCCCTCCGGGTCCGGGGTGGGCTTGATCGCCCAGTTCTGGTCGTCGTTGGGCAGGACGATCTCGGTGAACCGAGCCTCGCCGGCGTTCGTACGCTGGCGCGTCACGCCGACAAACAGCGTCGATCGGGTCGGCTTGACGTCCCGTGCGCCAACGAGGCCGCCGCCCCTCTCCACGCTCTCCATGAGCGACGTGTGATGCCGGGTGGCCCAGTCGCGCATGTGGTACGCGTCGAGGTCCTTCTCGACCTCACGGTCCCAGCCTGAGTTCGTGCGCGCGCGGATCCACTTGTCGCGCGTGGCGGCAAGCGAACGGCCGAGGGTCTCGAGCTTCTCGGCTCGACTCAGCTCCTCGGCGACAGCGTCACTGTCCTCGAAGTCGTCCCGTTTCGGTTCGTCCAAGTTTCAGGCCCTGAAAAAGGTGGCGGCGACCTGCGCAACGCCGGCCGCCGCGGCGCCACCATTGCCCCCCGGCAGGCTAGGGGGTAGGCACCCCATCGAGTGCATCTCAGTAGCCCGCAAGCTCGTCCAGAACCCCGAAGGACGGGGCCGGCATGGAGGCGCCTGCCAGAAGGCCGGGTTTCGCTTCGGCCTCGGCGATCTCGTTCATCGTCCGGGCACGACGAAGCATCATGAGAGCATACCGAGTCGCCGAAATCAAATCGTCGTCCTCCTTGACGATCACCCCGTCCTTGCGGTGGTACTGGCGCATCTCCTCGAAGAAGTCGGTCACCGTCGAGAACACACGCAGCCTGCGCGTCTGCATGCGCTCGTACATCAGGCTCACGCCCGCCTCGACCGAGAAGCCGCCCGCCTTGCCATCCGCCGTGGGCTCGAACTGCGCGCGCTCGGCGAGCATGTTCATGCCGAAGCCGGCGTACTGCTTGTAGAGCACCTGGCCGGCGCCCTTGTCTCTTTGGAGCCCGTCATGCGGCCATGCCCAGGGGGTTTTGCTCTGCCCCTTGGCCATGACGACCATCGCCTGCTCGGCCGCGCTCTTGCCCTTCATGCGCCAGCCGTCGTAGAGGTACACCGTGTCGGTGTCGCGGTCGTGCGCCAGGCAGGCAAACGCCGCCGGGTGGTCGATGCCGAAGTCGATGCCGTTGATGCGGGCCCAGTGCGGCGGGATCTGGAACGGCTGGACGGTGATCGCCGACTCCGCGATCGGGAACACCTGGCCCGAGCCCATCATCGGGATGCCGCGGGCGCGCGCCTCGCGCTCGTGCTCCGGGTACGCCGCCACGATGGCCGTCTTCTGCTCCGGCGTGTAGTGGTCCACGTCGTCGATCGTCATGTTGACGACGGCGCTCCCCTCGGGCCTCTCCTTCAGGAACCGCTTCACTACCGCGGACATGCCCAGCAGAGGGGTGAATGTCATGAACAACGGGCCGCCGGTGACGTTCGTTCGAGTCAGCACCTCGCTGTAAATGTCGATCGGGCATTCCTCGTCCAGCCAGCAGAGGTCCAGCGTGTCCGCCTGGAACTTCGTGCGGCCCTGGTCGTACGAGTTGAACTGGATGACCGACTCACCGCCGTACTCGTTCTTGACGGTGATCGAGCTGACGGCGTCCGGCACGCCGGGCTTCATCGACCATCCCCTGATGTGGGCCTTCGGGATGGCCCCGGTGCCCCACTCGTCGCGCTTCTCCGGGGGCCCCAGCAGCAGACGCTGGATGCCCTTGCGCGTCAGCTCCGCCGACTCGGAGGCGACCATCGCCCGGATGGGCCTGCGAAACCTGTAGCCGGTCCACCATTCCGGGTACGAGCCGGTCGCGTGCATGGCAACCTCCGCCGCGCCGGAGTAGGTCTT